TGAAGTTCCGTGTTAGCAGCTGCGCGCGTATTAGCGTCCTCACGCGTGGCCGCGGACCTCTTATCAACGGCCTCCTGCTGCGCCTTGGTGCGCTTGTCTACTGCTGTCTGGTTCGCAGCCGCGCGCTTGGACGTCTCTCCTTGCGTGTAGATCGTCTGCTTCTCACGGAACTTCAGGTTCTCCTTGTTGCGTGCATCGACTGCCATCTGGTTATCCTTGGCGGTGGCACCGGCCGGGTCAGCAAGATGGTAGACCATATTCCAGTACAGGGACTTGTTCTGCACAGACTGAAGCAGCTTGGGCAGTTCCTGTGGCGTGATCGGGTGCTCCTCGGTCTTGCCCTCGCTGTCAGTGCGGGTGGCGATGATCTTGTGCGACTTCGGGTCCACGGCGATATCAAAGCTGGCACCGTCAGGCACCATCTCGTAAGCCTTGTCTAGGAACTTGAGCGTATGATCCAGGTGCTGCGGGTCGCCCGTCTGTTCGTACTGGGAATACGCAGCACCCGCCAGTGATCCCAGCTGGCCGAAACGCTGAGCGCCGTATTGCATAAGAGAGGCAGCGACGGCGCTGGCTTCCTGCTTGCGTCCCTGGCTGAGGTACCACTGCATGGTCTTGGAGATGCGCTGCATCTGCCGATCACCCTCGGACAGCTGGCGCTCGGGGTCGATCTTGTCGTCAATTGCTGCGACCTCCTGCCGTGTGGCAGCGCCCTCACCCTCGGCGAACCTGCGTGAGCCTGCCTCTGAGTTGGCACCATCATCCTTACCAGGAACCGCTCCCTTACCCTTCAGACCGAAATGATCCGTCAGGAAGCGCACACCCTGATCGAGCGCTTGCGAGACGACCTTCTGGGTGCGCGGGTTCTGTGCTGTCTTCTCAGGCCCGGCGATCATCTCGTCACCAGCTGCGGCCTGATCGCGAACGGGCAGCGCAGCACCAGACGCCCCGCCAGCAGGGACGGGGGGTGGGGCTGGCGGGGCGCTGACCGGCCGCGGTGCAGGAATGGCCACCTGCTGCTGGGCTGGTGGGGCTGTCGGTACGGCGGCTGCTACCGGTGGGAGCGGCTGCTCTGCCGGGTCAATCGCTGCCGTCTCATATGGAGGAACCGTGCCACCGCTGGCGAGTGAAACCATGCCACCTTCAGCGTGGTTACGGTTCCCCATATAGTTAACCCTGCGGTCGTACTCCTTGGCAGCGTTTGTAGCGCCAGCGACACCTGTCTGGTACCCCTGCTCACCCAGACGCCAGCGGGCGTACTGGAGTTGCTCGCTCAGCTGGGGATTTACCTTGCCGTTGCGCGTCGACTCGGGTGTCATGTAGGCACCCGAAACCAACTGCTGCAACTGCTGGTCTGTCATCTTGTCCATCGCTGCCTGGTTCGTCACCGTGGGCTGCTGGCCCTCGCGTGCGCCCCAGCCGGCGATCGTCGTGGCTTGCTGCGGCGCTGCGACCGGAGCAGGTATCGCTGCTCGAGCCTGCGCGTCACGGAACTTGACCTGGCTCTCGCTCGGACCCACGGGGGTTGGCGTCGCCCCTGGCATGGGTGATGCGCCCACCCGGCGAGGCACGAATGAGTTAGCTGGCGACGTTGGTGTCGGTGAGATAACGGTGATCGCCCGGCCCGGGTTGTATGGGTCCTTGGCTGGCGCCGGGATAGCACCACCGTCGGCCGCAGCGACAACTGGGCGGGACATCTGTGCCGTGAGCGGGTTGGTCGGCAAGCCGCCGTAGATCTGCTGGCGCGGTGCCAGCGCGCTGATCTGGTTGCCGTACTCATCGAACTGGGGCTCATCGACAGGAGCATCCTCCTGAAAGCCGTCCTCAGTCGTGGCGCTCTGCGTGGGGATCGCCTGTTCGACCGGCGCAGCAGGTGGAGGCGCTGAGTCCTCGGCTGGTGGCACGGGGATGACATCCCCGACCTTCGTCTGGGTGCGCTCCGTCGGTGCAGGGATCGCTCCTCCACCTGTGTCAGCGGTCTGCGAGCCACCACTGCCAGCGCCGATATCCGGCACGGCGGAGGCGAACTGGTCACGGCCGACGCCAGCCTTGTTCGAGCCGACACCCTCGTAGGCGCTCTTGCCGTTGGCGAGCGGCAGTGCTGCCCACTCACCGGCGAGGTTGTCCATCAGCTTGTCTTTGGAGATCGCGCCGGACTTGTACTCATTCCAGCCACGGCGCTGGAGCAGGGAATAACCCAGCTGATCCTGCATCGCCTGATCGAACGGCAGGAGCGGATCGATCTTCAGGTCATTGACCAGACCCTGCAAGGTGGGGTTGATGAACTGATACGCGCCCAGCGCCGTGCTCTCGTGGCCCTGTGATATCATGCTCTTCTGTGTGTCCAGCACTTCCTGCACGGACATCGAGGTCAGAGGCTTGACGCCACCCCCGACCATCTTGTTGTATGGGTCCTTCTCACCACCCTCGTACTTGCGGATAAATCCGAGTACGCTGGAGGCTTCGGGGTCATCCTTAATGTTAATGTCACTGTAGTCGTACCCAGACGACGGGGCCCTTTCACCAACTTTATTGGCGCCTGTTCCCATTCCCGGTTGTGCATCAATCTCTTCATCCGTCGGCTTGCGGATCTTATCCCGCTGCGCGCGCTTCATCTTGTTGTCTTCAACGTCGTCCCAGAACTGTGTCCCCGTCTTGAAGCCGGAGATGAAGTCCTTCATTTCTGCGCCGAAACCCATGTCAGGCTCCTCTCATAGGTATAGCGCCGGGGCTGTTAACGGGCATCGGCTGCTCCTGCACGTCTGGTTGTGCAGGACGTTCGCCTTCTCCGCCAGTCATTTCTTTGCGCGCCTTCATGACTTCCTTCTGCGCCCACTGCTCGCCGCGCCATGCCATGACGTCTTTCGGGAATACGAACTCCCCGGCGTTCAGCTTGGCGGGGATCGCTCCCTCGATCGTGGCGGGCACATCGTCCGTGACGGCACCGTTACTCGGGCTCGCTTCGACGGGAACGGGACCACCCCCTGGTGCTGGGATAGCCCCGCCTTCTGCCAGCGCGAACGCCTTCGACGCCAGCCCGCCGACGAGGCCCAATGCTGAGCCCCATCCAGAACTGGAAGCTTCGTTGGCTTTCCACGCATCGAGCTCGTTGCTGAAGCCCTGATTAAGGACGTTGCCCCAGGTGCCGATGGCGTTGTTGCCCATGGACTGCCAGCCTAGTCCGGTTCCCATGGTCTGGGCGCCGGATGCTGTCTGAGCGAGTCCTGTGTTAACTGCCTGGTTTCCTGCCTGTCCAGCAGCAGCTGAACTGTTAGCAATTTGGCCCGGATATCCTCGACCGACGTTGATCGCCTCAGAGCGTAGAGCTCGGCCAGTGTTCTCAACTTGCGTGCGTGCCTGATTGCCAGCACTGCTCTGCGCAGCCGCCTCCGCAATGCGCGTACCAAGATCGAGGGCACCTGCGCGAGTGGAACTGGGGTCGACACCGTAAGCCTCAAGTCTGTCCTGGGCAGTCTGACGCGCCGTGGCGAATTGAGATGCAACATCTGCTTCAGCCTTTCCTGCTTCCTGCTCCTGACGTTCAGGAGTGGAATAGTCCTGAGCATCCTTCGCAAGCTGTTCCTCGAGAGGTTCGAAGAGAGACTGGTACCGCTCTCGAGCTCGTTGCGCGTCGGCAGTCTGCTGGTCCAGCTGGCCCAGCGCCTTGTCGATCACGATATCGGAAACGCCCTTGTTATCGGCGTAGACCTTCTCAGCCCACGCCTGCTGTTGCTTGGCCAGGTCATACGCATAGGCAGCGGACTTCTCAGATGCGGCAGCGAGAGGGCCGTAGTCCGGTGCTTCTGGTGCTTCGTTCTTACCGCCCATGTGCGATGTCCTTAGTTAAGCTTTTTCGACTGAAGATGCCGCGGCTTGATATTGAGGTACTTGCACTCGTCCCGCTCCATGCGCATTACCACACAACCGACGTTGTTCCTGTAGACGCCACTGATCACCGCGATCTCCTTGAAGCCCAGCTTCTTGTTGAACTCGCGGGCGTGCACATTATCGGCTGGCACCTGCCCGAAGATCCGGTTCACGCCCAGCTGCTTGAACGGATAGTCGAAGGTCACGAACAGCATGTCACGGTTGATCCAGGATGCTTCAAGAGCACCGGAATGGATGCCGATGCTCTCTCCGGTGAAGTTGTTGAAGATGACACCCCCCAGCAGGACGTCATCGATAACTCTTGCGAAGTTTATATCGATCGCCGGGTTGTAGACACACCCGGCGATCACTCCAATTCTTGGGCCCCACTCCGGTTCGTTAAGGGCGATACGATCCAACATTTTTCGGCACCTGATCTGCTTTGATTAAACCCAGGTTTACAAGATCCGCCCAGGTTACTGCTGCGTCGTTTGCGTGGCCGCGCTGTCCAGAAATTGTCTCCACCAGTTCCTTTGTTGCCATAGCGGTGGAGCGAAGGGAAGAGAGCGTTTCGAACGGCTCGGGGATTGTCTGCTGAACTCGCTTGTTAGACACTCTTCAACTCCTTCATGGTCGAGGCCACGTGCATGGAATAGACCGGCACCCGGGCCCGGATCTCGAACTGCCAGATGTCCGATTTGAACCCTGACGGGAGGCGAATGCCCTCCCCGCTCACCGGGACCTCCTGGTCATAGATTAGCACACGATTGGCATAAACGAGGAACCGCGCCTTCTCATCGGCCGGGATGAACGCCAGCCCGAAGTTATTCTCGGAATAACGTGCATCATCCCAGTAGATCGCATAGCACCCGAAGTTCTCCTTGAAGGGGTACTGAAACTCCTTCGACACCCACTTGACCGGCAGGATGTTATCCGACGGCGTATCCCAGCGCATGATCTGTCCGGCCTCGAGCATCAGCACCTCACCAGACCAGAAGTCGGAGTTGAGGTTGACGATGATCTCGAAGTCACTGAACGTCGTCAGCGCCACCTTGAGAGCCGTGGGGTCAACAAAGAAAGCCTGACCAGATTGGCCAGGCACCGCCTTTAGCGCCAGATACCCATTCTGGTAGCGGACGGCACGCAGGTACTGTGGTGAGTAGAGCCTGATCCAGTCATCGCGGGTGATCAGGTCCTTCGTCACGTTCTGGATGCCAGACGGGCCGACGAGGATAAGGCCGTTCTGGGAAGCGTAGATCACCCCGTCCGGCGACGACACGATCGAGCCCCTGGACAGGCATGGCTCATCGGCGTTGGACTTGGTGAAGGAACAGGTCGCGGGTTTCACCCCAGTGATCGTTGCGGGATAACCCTGAGTGCAGACCACACAGGTCTGGCCCAGCACGCCCAGCCCCACGATCGGGGTTTCGGTCGCTTGCTTGTAGTCGGCCGGCCAAGCGTGAAACTGGAAGCTCTCGGACATGTAGACCGAGTTCCCGTCGAAACCGATGAGAAAGCCGTTTGGCATGGCGACGAAACCCTTGAGGGTCGCCGGTGGCAGGTTATAGCTGGTGCTCTCGAGCGTCAGCTTGCCCGCCAGAATGGCATCCGTCAGGAGCGCTCCGTTGTCGGCAAAGGTGGTCACACCGATCGCTACCTCGGAGACCCGGTAGAACGTCGTCTGGCCGGACGTCCCCGTAATGGTTCGGTATAGATATTTCTTAGTGTAATTGGCATACCCTGCAACTGCGACAGGGTCGACAATGTTACCGATATTCCAGACCCCGTTAGCATTACCTGCACCCGTGACAGGGAGAGCAGGGGTGCTTTCCTCTCCGAACTCATTCACCCATGTGTATGTGTATGATCGCGTGACGACCGGAGCCGCTCCACCCGTGATAGATGGGATTGTCGGTTTCCAGGCGTTATTCTGAAGGGCGTCGAGAACCGTACTCGGCCCGGGTACACCAAGCTTATACGGTGGGAGACCACTCTGTAAGCGAGCATATGTATTGAACATAGGGCCAGTAGTTGGGCTGCAAAAATAATATCGCTCATAGGAGTCCTCCACCAATTGACCCTTCACGATGTCCGTGTCGGGATCTATAAACTGCACCCAGACGCTGTCCCCCAGATAGCTAGGTGGCGGGATCAGTGTGGGAAACGCGGGATCTCCGCCGACAGTGCGCTTGGGAATGCGCAGCACTTTCCGGGTTGTCGGAGTTATAGCGATTACATCTACTGGCGGACGCACGCCGCGTAGCTCATTGCCGTAGAGCCACGTGTTCACGGACTCGGTGGCAAAACCGTCCGGCAAGGCACGATCGCCCGATACCGGAATGACACCTCCAAAGTCCTTGATGCGCAGTACGCCCATTAAAATACCTTCAGGTTGAGCTCGTTGGAACGGCGGCTGGACATGCCGACGGTGACCTTGTGGATGCCGACCGATAGATTGGCAGCTGCCGTAATCGTGGCTGTCAGACGTATAGTGGAGTTGTACTCGGTCGGGTAGGGCACACTGTCGATGAAGACGTTGTCCCAGTATTCGAACATGCGGCCATTCACCACCAACTCGAACCCGGATCTTGGTGCTTCGAAGTTGCCCAGCGTGTCAATGATCGGGGACGCCGTAGCGCCCTGCTCGACCATTGCATTTGGGTCAATCGGTTCCGGTGTAAATCCCATAGCAGCCATCCCTTCCGCGTTTTGAGCCCCATCTGCTGCGAGGCCCTGGATGTAAACGTTGTGACGTTGAGAACCCATTATAGCCCCTTTGCGTAGAAAGACTGAATTTGTGCGTTGGTGTTCGGCCCGGTGTTCACACCAGCCATGCGGACACCGGCCTTACCAGCGACGGCGATCGAGGCATCCGTTACGCTCACCACCTCGACATCGTCAACCAGCATCTTGATCGTCGTACCGACCATGGAAAGCGTCAGCTTGGCGCGCTCACCCACCCGGGGCAGGAGGCCTGTCGTATTGACGTTTGCACCCAGCTGCGTGGTGGTGCCAGCGACTACCTTGTGCAGCGAGAACACAGGACTCGCGCCCTCAGTATAACGGGCATAGTACAACGTGTTGGCAGCTGCCTGCATTCGGCCGGCAGGTCCTGCCTGGGCGTTGAGCGCGATGGTCTCGATCTCGACCCACGTCGTCACTGAGTAGTTCGCTGATGGCGGCGCCGTTGATGCCTGGTAGACAGATGCGTTGGCACTGGTTGCCCGCAGGCGCCCACCCTGGATGTCGATGTCGCTGCTTGGGGCCGCGAGCACAGGTTGGCGTATCCATGTGAGCCCACCATCCCCGACGTGAGCAGTGATGAGCGTACCGTCGACATCGTAGAAATTATCGAGCGCGAACAGGACACCACCCACCTCGACCGGGATATTCTGGAAGCCCCAGGACCCGCGCACACCGCCAGCGAACACCGGCCGGATGCGGCAGACATAATCCCCGGCAGCTAGGCCAGTGATCACTTTGGGCGACGTGACGCTGGTGGTCTGGCTGGTGAACGTCAGGCCGGTCTTCAGCGTGGCCTCGACCTCATAGGACTGTGCAGCCTGCACCGAGTCCCAACTGATGGTGAGCGAGCCGTCAGCTGCCCCAACCATCTTAATGTTCGTCGGCGTGCCAGTGTAGGTGCGGATAGCAGCGAGGTAGCAGTCCGCGATTATGTCGTGTCCTGCGTCGTTCGGGTGCAGATCGTCGCCACCTATCAACGCGCCGGGGCCCCCATTGGAGTTCATGAACTGGTACGTCGGGGCGAAGAAGGTGCCGTACTCCTTGGCCAGTGCCTCGATCGCATTGACGAAATCCTCGTAGTCGACACGTGGCTGCGGCGGAACTGTGTTGTTCAAGCGGGCCACCGAGACGCAGTACATGTTCCCGAGCATGATCCTCTCGGGCTTGTATCCGTCGATGATCAGCCCGTTCAGCACCTCGCGGTAGTCGTCAATGAACGCGCCCAGCTGCGTGGCGTGGGCGGTCTGAGTATATCGGCTGTCGTTGAAGCCGTAGTTGATCACGAGGAAGTCGCGCTTGTTGGCCTTCATCAAGTCGGCCTGGAAGCGGTCACGCCCATTGTCCACTGTCGCAGCCGGAGCAGTTGCGACACTTGGCAGGTTGGTGATCCAGGTGCCACCGATGCCCTTGTTCAGCGGTGTGCCAGCACTCTTGCCGGTAGCAAACAGATTGATGTTCTGGAGTGCCGGGATAGACGCGAAGCTGCCCACCATGACGCTGTCGCCAAACCCGACGACCGTTGGGTACGTCGCGTCTAGGGTCTGCGTCAGGACGATGGGATTTACTGGTGGCACAACTACTATACCGCCAGTGAACCCGTTGGATGTTACTCCTTGAACCCGGAGTTTATGCAGCTGTGAGCGCGTCATCGCGTTCCCCTTATGTCACGACATATGTGATCGTTCCTGATACCTGGCCATTTGCTTTCTTGATGAACACCGGGATCGAGCCGGCCGCGCCTTTCGGCACAGTGACAGTGATCATGCTGCCCCGGTTGGTGAGCGTAGCGATGGCATAGTCCACGCCGCGGAAATTGAGCTTATCCCCCGTGGTGAAGTTGGCACCAGCCACCGTAAGAGCACCAGTTGTGCCATTGGCTGCGGTGCTGGGCGTGAGCGAGGTCAACGTCGGCCGGACGTAAAGGCCCGGATCACCATCGCTGTCGTAGCTCTGAATATACTGCTTGTGATACTGCGATCGGGACATGTCTTGCTCCTATAATTTCATGATGAAGGCCAGCGCGTAGTACGGCGTGACCTCGCGGATGGTAGCGGACGTGAACGAGTGGGTGTGGTCCGGGGCGACGGACTCGGCGTGAGTGTGCCCCTGGTTACCGCCACGCCCGTCGGTGGCGCCGGTAACACTGACATTGACCGAGACATTGTGCGCGTGGATACCAGCAGCTTCGGTACCACCATTTTGCTGATTATCGATACTCCACTGCGACCCGCCTGTACCTCTGTCCGAGTCACTCCCCAGTACCGGACGAAGATATAAGTGGGCGTGGTTGCCCTGTGCGTCGGTGCCGCCGCTACCGGAACCGGACGCCGACACTGCGTGCGCGTGGAACGGCATCTGGGCTTCGGTGATCGCCGTGGCGCTGATCGTATGAGAGTGTGAACCGGCAGCGCTAGAAACTGCTGACGAGAGGGAGTTCGTCGCGCCGATGGCCTTGTTGCCAGCGCCCAGAACGAACTTGTCTCTGAGGTCAGGCGTCTGGTTCGAGCCGTCGCATAACACCCAGCCGGCAAGGGAGCCGACGCCGATGTCGGCGAGCGAACCACCATACATCATGATCATCTTGGCTGCGAAGCCAGCCCCGCTACCACCGCCCGTGACTGCCTGAACAGCGTCCTCGAAGTCAGTTATCTGGGACGCAGTGTGCGTGTGAATTGTGTTGGCTTTGCCTGACAGCGACAGATCGGTGTGTTCATTGGCGTCCAGAAGCGCCTGCTCGATGGCCAGCTGGAGACCGATGTAATCGGATATGATGACAGAACCGTTGGGATCTTCAGACGGATCGACGCCAATCCACATCTCCTTAGACGCAAGATCGACGTAGAGTTCCCCGGGTTGTGTCGAGCCTGGTGCGGGCTGTGACATTTACTCTTCTCCGTCCGCGGGCTGGATCACACCGCCGTTAGCCATGAAGTCGACCCATGGTCGCCACCTTACGTCGTCTGGTGGGTTTGATATCCAGTAGTCAACCCCGTCGTCACCGTGCGCCCTGATAAGGTCGTTAGGATCGCCGAAAGGATTTTTCACATACTGGGCGTAAAGGATCACCATCGTCTATCCTATAAACGTTGCAGCAAAGGTCGTATAGCGAGTCTCCGAACCACCGACACCGACGAGGTCAGTAGCTGCGGCGTTGGCATGGAACACACGCATATCCAGCGCATCATTGATAACCATCGGTATCAGCAAGCCACCGCCGAACCCTGCCATCTGCCCACCGGCACCAGCGACACCGCGCCCCATCATGGCGTAGTTGAGTCCGTTCTTGTAGACGAACACCACGAGGCGCGCGCCCGCATCCAAGGTCGATATCACAGCCTTGCAGTCAATCGAGTAAAGACCTGCTCGCTTGCATATGAAGCTGGAACTGGTGATGTCCCAAGCCCCAGCAGGATCATGATCAACCGTGTCCATGTTTGTGACCAGGGTCACAGCATTGGCTGGGATTGACTGCACGTTGGTGTTGGCGACAACGCAGGAGAAGTTGGCAGGATTGACGATCGTCGGAATAACGATCTGCAACCAGTCCGCGTCCTTGCGAGCGTAGGTGTTGCCGTCCACCGGAGCATCGGCGATACCTCCGCCTCCGCCTCCACCGCCAGCGACTGGCTTGATATCCCACGCGTACCCATTGAAGATGTACGTCCTGCCGTTGGCAGTGTACTCCTGGTTGAGCGAGGGTGATCCTGGGAAGTTAAAAGCGGCCATCAGAACCTCGCATTCGCAGTAACGATAGTTTGGAAAGAGTTGTACCCAGACGTCGAATTGGCTGCGCGACTCTCCCGAATAGTCCAAGGATATCCTTGGGCGGAACCGTAGTACGTAAGGGCCCCCGCAACAGCAGCGAAGCCCAGAGCGTTATAATTCACTCCACTAATTGTCGGCACGGTTGCGGACATCGGAGTGCGCAAATACGCGAAAGCCATGAAGTTCTGGGCATTAACTGTCGCACCTTGGAAATGGGTCATTGTCCGCTGCCAGAAGCGCTCAGCCTCAGCCAATTCCTCTTGAAGAGTTGGCTTGATGAACCAGGGTAGGGTCTGGGTATTCTCCGGGTCTGGGTAGAGGCATACATCTGTCACACGGGCTGTGTCGTTCACCACCAATGCGAAGTTGGTGCACCCCGGAGCACAGAACTTGTCAGATACCGTGTTCCAGCCTGGAGCCGCAGCTACGAAGTCGGTACCAGCAACTAGGGTGAACGTGATGTTGCAGCCCTTGCCGGTATAGAACTCCCAGAAGCCAGTCGTCTGCGCCGGTATCGGGATCTTGACCAGAACCCACGTATTGGCCTGCCCAGCACTGATGGTGAACGTCGCAGTGAAGTTACGGTTCAACGCCTCGTTGGAGACACAGACAGACCAGGTGCCAGCAGGGTAGCTAGCCCGGAAAGCCAAGAGGCCAGGTACGGCGTCAGCCTGCCCCCACTTGAGACGCGCGAACCTGTGCCCCTCGACATAGTGCTCGAACAGGAAGAAATTATTCACCGCAGGGGCGGCATTGATTGCCACGACCTTAGCCTGGGCACAGGTACTGTACCCAGCGTCAGAAAGCGGGCTCAGGGTGTCAACACGCTGGATCGATATTGTCCCAGCTGTAAGGAGCAACTCCCGCGACCACTGATCAGCAAAGAAGTATGGTGTAACTGTGTAGTCTAGTACCGAGCCACGCTCCTGTGACGCGCGCATCCCGGGGTTGAAGACCATGTTGTCATTGCTGGCAGTCTTGCGAACCGCCGCCACCCAGGCTGCGTCCTTGCGCGCGTAGGGCTCGCCATCGACTGGCGCCTCGCTCATGCCACTACCACCGGATGCCTCCACCCACTGCTGGCTGGTGCCGTCGTCCCACCACATGTACAGCTTGCCGCTGTCAGTCTCCCACCACAACTGGCCAACCTGCGGCGAAGCTGGTGGCAGGGTGCTTGGTGCGACCAGCCCGTTGGCGATCTGGCGCCAGACCTTCGTCGCGACGTCTAGGTAGAGCACATAGAGGTTGCTGGTGTTCGGGTTGAACCACATCGTGCCAAGGTTCAGCAGGGCGACAGCCGGAGCCAGGGTGGCAGTGACCACCGCGTCGGCACCGACAGTCTTCCACTGCGCAGCGGCAAACGGTATGGCCGTTACCGGGGCCAGAGCCTGGTAGATCACGCCGTCTTTGACCACCAGTGCACCCGTGGGGTAGTCAGCCGTGTCGGAGTGGAACGGGATCGACAGGAGGTCGATCGTAGCGGCAGCATTACCGACAACACCAAACTGCTTGTCAGGGAAATTGACGAAGAGCTCGCCCTTCTTACGCCCGGCCGGCCGGGTGCCTTTGACGTCTGAGCGAACTACCTGTGATCTCGTTACCGTCATATCAACCCCTATGCGCTTGCACGGAACCAGAGACCCCAGCGTCCTGCATCAACAGCTGGCGGCGTCGAGAACGTCAACGTCGTGCCAGATGCCGTGAAGTCCACGTTCGGGATCTGCTGGATACCATCGATATAGAACGCAATTTCCTCGTCGGCGATGACGGCGCATGGTGACCCGTCGGATGCCTTGGCGAGGTAGAATGTTGTCCTTGTGCCGTCGACCTGGCCCGTCGTCACGCCGTCAGCCGCGATGTCAATGTCTCGAAGCAGGAACACGTCCACCTGACCGGGCGAGAGGAAGCTGCGCGGCGTATGCACGTCGATCTGTATCACCGCGTTCAAGGTGCTGGGTGCCGCCATCGTAATCCGGTTGAGGGCAGCACTCACTGTGAAGTCGCCCGTGACAGGCGTCTTGGTCTGGAGCTTGCGGACCCCGTTGATGTAGACATCCACGTTCTCAGGGTTGGCCTGACTCAGCGTGTATGTGTCGCCCCAAAGATCGGGTGTGATGAGGTTGAACGTCAGCTGCCCCGCCGTCGCCTTGTAGGTGAGCGTAGCGGCGGTCGCCAGTGCGGCCGGCGAGCGCTGCGACAGGGCATTGTCGACATAGCGGCGCGTCGTCGCCTCAAGTTGCTCGACAGGGTCATCAGCGAGCATCAGCGGGCCGAGCATATCGTCGCCAGCTGCGTTGATATACCGGGTGTCAGACTCAGCTTTCGTGTAGCTGGAACCCAGGATATCAATGATCTGAGCCGCCGTCAGGCGGTTGGATACTGTCGCCCCGGCGTAGAATGCCTGCGCCACGGTGCCCTCCTGGGCGCGCGTGAGCACCATAATGTCATTGGAGCGTGCAGTGCAGTTGCAGATCTCGATCTGCCGCGTGCGCCGGTCCTCGAGGGTAACCACGAAGTAGTCACCAGGCCCCGGGTTGGGGAACTTCGCACCCTCGCCTGGCAGGACAGAGATCGTACCGGACGCCCCGGGGGTATCTACTGCGAGCCTGCTCGATGCGTTGTTGGTGTAGATAACGCTCATGCCACCACCCTTATCCCGATATCGTCGCGCTTCGTCTGGCCGTCGCTGGTGCGCACGATCATCGACACGGTGTAATTCGTGTTGGCGACACCGCCAGCGGCGAACATGGCGATCTTCTTGTTGGTCACGTCAGTGTACCCGGTCGTGATCGCCAATGGCGCATCCACGGTGTACGGCACGATCACCACCTGCGTATCGGTCAGTGTCTCGGTGTCCTCGAGCCAGCAGGTGTAATCCAGCTGAAGCTTGCGCCGGTCCACCGTGTATTTCTGGAAGGTCTTGACGATGCGGCTCATGTGCCCCCCTGGGTGCTGCGGATTTCTCGAGGGAATACCACGGTGCTGTTCGTGGCCGGTATAGCCAGATCAGGGATCTCGTTGAAGGTATCCATATGGTCAGCGGTGAGCAGGACCGGGGCGAACGCCTCGAAGGTGTTGAACACCAGCGGCCAAACCGGTGCGTTGACACCGGGACCGTCCATCATGTCGCCGTCTATGGAAGTCGTGTTCATCCCGGCTGGCAGCTGCGGGTGACGCAGCGCGCCCAGGAAAGGGTCGTAAAACTCCCAGTTAGTGGCTGGATCTGGCCAATCGCTCATAGCCTCCCCCATCCGCGCTGCTGGAACCAGTCAGGTGTGACCGGTATATCCAGGCCGTTCGGCGTGAACGGCAGGTCATATGCTTCATCGAAGAACAAAAGCGGTACACCGGCTGACAGCGCAGCAGGCACACTCGCCATGATGAAATGAGTGATCGGCAGACCGATCGGTACTTCCTCGAACATCACCGTGCCCGTCTGGAGGTACCCCTGCGGCGAGACGTTCTTGCCGATGATCGCCTGCGACTGCTGCACGAACGTCGTCGTCGCCCTGGTGGTGATGTCAGAGATGAACCCGTCCTCCGCGTGGAAGTCCGGGTTGCCGGAGTACGCGAGGAGGAATAGCGGCGCCGTGTTCCAGTTCAGACCGGCAGTGGCAAATTTGAAGCGGGCGGTGTCATAGATGTTATTCACCATCCACCTCGCGGAAAACGCCATCTTGGGACGTTGTAAGCGAAGCCGCGGGCGACCTCCTGCTTACGGAAGCCCATCTGGCTGCGGAACTTCTTCCCATGGAACATGCCAAGCGCCGGGTTCGACCACGGCTTGGCCGGCATCCCGTAGAGCTCCGAGAGCACGCCGGTTTTCCAGTCATCGAAGTAGGTGTCGTACATCCATTCGGGTACGTCCCATTCGCTGCACTCGACCTCGAGGCAGTGCTTGGCGAGCGAGAGCGAGATCACCAGCTTGAACGGGAACTTCCGCCCCTCCTCGTCGGGCACGCCCGTGAACGAGATGTAATTCGGGCGGTATATAGCCCATGTGAATATACCCGGTGCCGTCTCGCCCATAGAGACTGGGTCGAAGATCGCATCGCCATCGGGGAACGTCAGTTCCGGCACGAGGGTACCGAACGAGGACTGCACCACGCCGGACTGGGTGTTGGCGATCGGGATATTCCTGTGCTCCGCACTCATGACTCGGACGATCGCAGCATCCCCTGGCACACCCAGGTCGTACTCGAGCTCGTCGCCGTTGAGTATGATGTCGTTCTCGATCTTCCACGCATTGGTGCGTCGCAGGAACACGTCGATCGTGTTGAAGATCTGGAGATTGAGCATGTCATCGCCAGCCCCGGGTATCATGACCCTGAGTGTCTGGAGCAGCCGATCTGTCGGGGCGCACGTCATGACGCAATCACCAGCATCTGCGATGTGAATTTCTGGAGCAGCCCAGCTGCACGCTGGTCTGTCGTAGCCTCGTCATCCCGCAATTGGATGCGGCCGATGATGTAGTACACGAGCGACTCCCTGTACATCGGGTCCATCGCTACCTTTGCAGCCATGTTGGGTGCGCCGGATGTGTCGAAGTAAGGAACTGTGAAGTTGACTGCTATGAACAAATCGGCACGGAGCCGCCTGGCTGCTGTCAGTCCGATGTTGAGTGCATCCACGATATCCTTGTCTGGATAACGGTACGGCACCCTCTCGTCCTGCAACAGGCGGCGGGCTTCAGTGACGTATTGGCCTACTGTGTCTAATGCTGGCATCTGAGCTCCTCTTCAGCAAAAGGTGGTGGGGTTATTCTGGAATAACCCCACCTCCGTCAGCTTAACCAGGAGTGATGATTGCCTGTACCAGCGCTGTTCCGTCAAGCACTTTCGATCCGTAGACCTGGAGGCCACGAAGCAGCTTGCCGAAAGTCATTTCAGACTGGATCGACTCGACCTTGTTGATCTGCGAAGCGAACGTCAGCGCCTGCTGCGTGCCTGCGTAGACCACCCACTCGGAAGCGGCCAGACCAGCTGGAACACCCTTGGGCAGGAGGTTGGAGACATAGATCGTGAAGCGATCCACCATGCCCAGACGACCGTTGCGCAGGATCGACACACCGTCACCCGTGAGGGCAGCGTCGCGAAGTTCCGACATCTTGATCTGAGCGGCGACCCATGCCGGCAGCACGACCCAACGGCCCTGTTCCGGTATGTTCTGCTCGTCCAGGGCCTGACCCATGCGAACGAGGAGATCCACGATCTCGACCTTGCCAACGATGGCAGTGGGGTTGCGAGCGACGATCTGGAGCGGAGTACCGGTCACACCAAGGTTGATGTTTGCGGAGATCTTGCCAGCCGTGAGGCCCTTGTTGGCGGTATCTGCCTGACCCAGGAGGCCAAGGAGAATTTCACGATCGACCACGATCTTGAACTGCTGCGCCGCATCGTCCGACCACATGTTCATCATGTTGAGATCCGACTGGACCTCCATTACGTCGTCAAGGATCAGGTTGAAGTACTTACCCTTGTCGATGTTCAGCGTGATAATGTTGGAGGCGGGACGCTCGACTTCGAGCAGACCGTCGGCACGGTAGTCCTTGATGGTGATCGTGGGCTTGGTCCGAATAATGACCTGGTCACCCTTGTTCTTGATCTCGCCCTCGTAGTCCGTGTTGCTGATGGCAGCAAGGACAGTCGATGCGTAGAACTTCTCGATCAGTTTCGTGGACCAGAGTACCGGGATGAAGGTTCCCGAGTACGCTGGGTTCGGTGTAGCGGAACCGGTGGGATAGATTGGAGGTGTGGTACCTGCACCTGCGACTGGAAATGCCATAGCTGATCCTCTGAGCTAAATGAGCCTATTGAGTGATCCGCCCTTCATGTTGTGCAAGGTAGATATCCGCTTCGATGGCATCTGCTTCAGCCTCTCGGCCTCTCCACTTACCCGTGCGCTTATCTGCCATGAACTTGGCAATCTGAGCGGTCGTGTAGTTGGGTTTGTCTGGCGCAGTTACCTGTGGCGCAGATCTGGCTCTTCCGGGTGCCGCAAAGTCCTCGAGGGAGGGTTTTCCGCTACCATTACCTGGTTGGGCAAGAGGGGGCGCTGCATTCCCTGGGCTCGGGGGTATTGGCGGGAGGCCGGAAGCCTCAGCTAAAAATCCCTGAAAGAAACTTAGCACCCGATTTGTTTCTTGTCTACTGAACGCATCGAGCAAAAGATCGTGCTTCTTACGGCCGGAAAACGCATCGACGTTCTGGAGCCAGTCGATGAACTCCTGCGTCTGGTTGATGTTCTGCCACTCGGGGACAGCTGCATCCATCCGATCGTACATCTGCTGCTGGCGCGTGCCAGCCATGACAGTGCCGACGCCCTCGAGGCGACCCTTGAGGTTGGCGAGCTCGCCGCGCAGCTGCTCCACTTCCGGTAGGACCTCTTCCCGGGCCCTGCGGCCGACGACGTCGAGCATATCCTTGCCGTAGTCGTTCTCTTCCTCCTCGGTCACGAGTCGGGCGCGATCCTGGCGCAAATTGGCGGGGTCGGTGTCCGGCGTCGGCTCCGCACCGCGCGCCTGCATGGAGGCGATAAGGGCCTCCATGTCGTTCATCCGCTTGTTGGTGTCCGAGTAATTGCGGGTCAACGTGTCGTATCGGCCGCGAAGGGAGTTGTAGCGCTGCTCCCATGATTGGTCTTCAGCCGGGATCGGGGCAGGCGTGGGGGACTGCGGTGGGGGTGATCCCGGCTGAGACGGCACCGGGGGCTGCTCTCCCCGTGGTGCGTCCTGTGGTATGACGATGGCGTCCTCGATCTGGGACTTGTCACCGGGAATGGCGTAATGCTCGCTGGCTGCGGCGATCTGGTCGCGCACCTGCTTGGGCAATACCACCGTGGTATCCATTTTCTTCGACTCTGCGATTTTAGACATGTGTCCCTGCCTTCTTGTTGATCAGTTTCTGGTTGCGCTCGTAGATCTCCGGTGCCTGGCGGATAATCTCGGCGATCTCGTTCGCCATGATCGCCATTCCCTGTGCCTTGTGCAGGTGCTCCGGTGCCGCCTTGATCATATCGACGGCGATCTGGGCCGCGTAATCACGCATCCCCTGCACGAAGCCATGCCATAGCTCAGGTTCCGACTGCCGCAGCCTGACGGCGGCTATTACCACCTTTTCATTGCTTGCCATCAGGTGATCTTCTTCACCGGCTGCAAGTTCTGAATGATGTTCGTGTCAGGCTCGTCCGGCTGTATCGGTGACACCTTGGCGTAGTCCGCCAGAGACCGATCGCTATTGGCCAGATCGTTCAGAGCGCCTCGTTGCGGCAGCTGCCGCGCCTTCTTTGGTCCCGTTTTCATTTCAGCTTCTTCGATTGTTTGGCGTAACCAGTTTTGAGACCCTTCGGAGGCGTAACCTTGCCCAACGCTTGCACATCCTTGAGGTCCGTCGGTTTGAACGTATTACCGTAGGAGACGTTGATCCCCTCGGGGTATTTGACCTTGCCAGTCTTGCCGAAATCGTTGTTCGACTGGATCGCGGTGGCCATCTTCACCTGAGTATCCCCAGGTGAAGCAGAGCCCTTATTGCCAAGGGAACGACCCTTTTGGTACGACAAACGGGACACGCCCTGTCCCGATGACTTCGATACCTTGGCTGAAGGGGCTTTGGCCATGTTACTTCTTCGCGTAGCCCGAGTTGGTAACGGCCGACCCACCGGCTTTCTGCGGCTTCACCGGGGTGAACTTCTGCATCTTGCCCGATGGTCCACCGGCCGGGAACTTACCCCCGGTAGACCCAGCTGACACCGACGACACACCAGGCTTCTGGGTGCCAACGGCTCCGAACTTCTTCATTTTGCCCGATGGGCCTGCACCGATCTTCTGTGCGCTTGCTGACTTGGACGTTGCCTTCTTCGCGGCCATGGTGATCTCCTTGGTTGCTTGCTTAGTTAATTCTCACCACGCAACCGCGACCTGCGCAACCATTTAGATTTTTTACGGTCTGTGGTAAGTGCTTCATCCATACGAGTAGCTCCAGCTTTTATGCTCATAACCCCTGGCGTGGACGTATTATCAGTCGGTTCAGCCTTGGCGTACCCATCGCGGTCATCCTTCTGCGGACGAGTATAGTAATCCACATGAGTGCTCTGACGCTTGCCTTTCAGGTCCATCAGGCTGGCCCCGCAGCGGGGTTAATTCCCGTCCCTTGTCCGGCCCCCGCCGTGGGCCCGACAACGTTCGTCTGTGCTGCTGCTGGCGCAGATGGCGGGGCTATCGAGCCCTGGCCCGCTGGCGCCTGACCGCCCCCCGGTGCGCCTGGTGGCTGACCGCCTCCTGGACCTTGTGGACCACCCGGGGCGTTCTGCATCGCTGCGATCTCGTCGTCGGGTGGTACCACGTTCTCCCCTGTGAGGCCAATCCCATCTGCAACCTCGCGCAGGACGTTCGCCCTGCCCCGGATGCCGACGATCTGAGCATCGATCGGGTTCCCCGTAATCTGGAGGAACTCCATCTGACGCTGGCGCTGGGTCTCGCGCTGCATCGCAACGTTGACACCCAGCACCACGATGCTCTCGTCCCCACGGAGCATTCCTGTCCGATCGGTGAGCATTACCATGTCGTATAGTTCGGACACCGCCTGCTCGATCACGTCGTTATCGACGTTGGCGGCTACCGTCTGCAAGATCTTTGCGGCGTTGCCCATCAGCATAGCCAGCCCAGAAGCGGTGCGCCCGGCGCCGCCCATACGATCGGAACCGGTGATGTAGCGCGGAATAGCGGACAGTTCGTCGGCCATCTGCGTAAATTTCTCGTAGACGCCAAGCAGTTCTTGCGCGTTGGATGCTGGCTGGAAGAAACTTACTGGCTGCTGGGAGTTGTTCCCGAGCGGGTCGGTTACCGTATGCCACCTTTTCCATGGGTATAATTCGTCTCCATCCTCGTTGTCCGCGATACGATCGTCATTCACGACTACCTGCGGGCCTGACGCGATCGACATGTTGTTGATCAGCGATCTGAGGGCTGCGTTGGAGGCGTCCTGAATGTCCTGCAAGATGTCCGGCAGGGCGTTGCCGACGACGGTGCCAGGCACCTTCTCGAAAGACGTGACGTAGTACGGGGGCCGCTTCCTGAGCGACGGAGAGAGTTGAACCTTGATGACGTATCGACCGATCTTGTAGCAGTCGATGAAATAGTCCATGAGCGGATCTGGTATCTGCTCGGGAGTGAAGCCCTGCTGGATCAGCAGATCCCCCTGCACGTAGCCATGGTATTCGAGCATGTCGATCAGCCCGGACTCGTTCATCCGGGGATCTTCGCGGCTCTCCATGGTGGCGCGGGCATTTTCGTTCTGCGAGGCATTGGCCTCGACGTAGCCCGACCGGCCGTACCATTTCAGCACTTCGCGAATGGCATCGTCGTTGTACCCGGGGAGACCGATCAGCTGGTTGAGATCAGCGCGGGTAACGCGCGTGCGCTCGATGACGGCAGCATCAGCGATGTTCGAGACACCCGGGGTCCACCACACGTCGAACGGCGAGATCCGCTGCCAGAACATCTTCGGCTTGTTCACCGACCTGGCGACGCCGTTCTCCCATGTGACCTGGGGTACAACCCGCACGACGGGACCCTTGATGCAGGCGAAGGGAAACAGCGGAAGGTCCACGAGGAATGCAGCTAGGGCTTCGTAGAACCCACCCTCGGTCAGGATATCGTCCAGTTTAGCGAACGACTTCTTCGACTCGATCCGGGCGCGCTTGAGGGCTGCACGCTTGGCAGCGTCGACCAGGCCGTTGACCCGGTCGCGGATGGCCGTCGGATCTGGCGGCTGACCACCGCGCTGGGCGTTGCCAATCTCGGCGTCGACCATGCTCATGACGTCCTGCATGACGTTGTCCGGCAGTGTCGGGTCGGGAGTCGGGGTCAGACCCCATGGCTTCTCGGTGTTAAGATAAACATCACGCAGCAGCGACGTGGCACCGCGGCACTTGGTGGCGATGAGCCGGGCGTAGATCTCGGACCCGCCAAACTTGCGGATCTCCTGGAGCTTCTGGCTGTCGTACTGGCCATTGAAAACCCGCATCGCGGCGACCAGCCGATCGGACCAGCCGGCAGAACCATCGCGGTGGCGGACCATCATGTTGAACTGGTTGTCGATGAAGGAAATCAGAGAATTGGCAAGCTGCTGGTTCTGGTTGGCAGTGTCTTCCTGAGCCACTCGGGCAGCGTTATCATTCGCCTCTTGCTGGTTAAGCTGGTCTGGGGATACGATCTGAAGTACTGCCAAGGCCAAATTCCCTATGTTTAGGCAGAAATACACCTAGAAAGGCTGGTAACGCAATGACCTCCACCGATCCTACCGAAATTTTTACTGTCGAGTTCGCGGCTCTCGCCCGAGAGATTGCCATGGATATCTTCGAAGTCAAGGATATCATCGCAGCGCACAAGCTCACCGAAGAGGAATGGTTGCAGATCGAACGCAACCCGAAGTTCCAGCATATGCTGGGCGAAATGGTGCGCGACTGGAACTCAGCGCTTTCGACCCGTGACCGCATCAAGGTAAAGGCGGCGACCGGTCTCGAGAGCCAGCTTGAGACTTTCATACGCGACCTTGGGGATACCGAGATCCCCCTTAACCAGCGCGTCGAGGCGGGTAAGTTCCTCGCGAGGATCGGGGAAGTTGACACTGCGAACATACTCTCGGGAGGCGGCGGCTCGGGCTTCAACATCACGCTGAATATTGGCAACGTGACTCGGGAGCTCAAGGCCGACATCCCAGAAGCCACCGTCATAGAACACGAGGCGTAAGTCATGGATCTCAATTACACTGCGCCAAAAACAGTAGCTGATTTTATGCTCTCCGACGCCTTCGTCCGCATCGTCATGGGGCCCGTCGGGTCTGGTAAAACGACTGGGGTACTCATGGAGCTCCTCCGGCGATCCATCGAGCAACGGCAGGGCCCAGATGGTCTGCGACGCACGCGGTGGGCCATAGTCCGCCAGACCCTGTCGCAGCTGAAGATGACCATACTGTCGGATCTTCTCACGTGGTTCCGGCCGGTAGCGACCTACAAGGTGTCCGAGCAGCTGGTAACTCTCCGCTTCCACGACGTGGAGGTTGAGATTTACCTTATCCCGCTCGAGGAGGAGAAAGATCAACAGCGCCTCCTGTCCATGCAGCTAACCGGTGCTGTCGTCAACGAGTGCATCGAGATCTCCCCTGATTTCATCAGCGCCATCGCCGGCCGTGTCGGACGATATCCCTCCAAAGCGAACGGCGGACCAAGCTGGCACGGCATCATCTGCGATACGAACTGTCCCGTTATCGGCAGTGACTGGTGGAAACTTTTCGAGGAGGACCGCCCCCATGACTGGCGAGTATTTCACCAGCCAAGTGGTCTGGCGCCGAACGCGGAGAATGTCGAGAACCTCCCACCCGGCTACTATGCCCGTCTTGTCCAAAATCCAAACACCGCTTGGGTCCAGCGTTACGTGCTCAGCGAGTATGGCGAAGACCCGAGCGGGAGCGCCGTGTTTCGCGCATCGTTCAAGCGTTCGTTTCACACTATCGATGAGCTCGAACCCATAACAGGATTTCCCATACTTGTGGGCCAGGACTTTGGTCGCAGCCCGTGCTCGCTTCTTTGCCAACCCGACCATCTAGGGCGTCTCCTGGTGCTCGAGGAAGTAATAGCCGAAGACATAGGCCTCGAGACCCATGTTGCACGTGCTCTCAAACCCGCACTCTACTCGGAGCGCTACATGGGACGAATGTTCGCGGCGGTAGGCGATCCATCGGGCACAAGCAAAGGCAACATGCTGGAGGAAAATTCCTTCGATGTCCTGCGCCGACTCGGCATCCCAGCTTTCCCGGCCCCGACAAATAATATCGATCCGCGCCTCGGTGCAGTCGAGGCCCTGTTCATGCAGCAGCGTGACGGCGGAGCGGCCATCCTTATCGACCGCACGCGCTGTCCAATGCTGGTGCGCGCCCTCAACGGAGCTTACCGGTACACAAAAACGAAAGACGGCAGGGCCAAACCACTGCCTGAAAAGTCGCATCCCTGGTCCGATCTCGCGGATTGCCTCCAATATGTGTGCCTCACCTACAACTCGGGCCTCGTGAACATCATCGCAAAGAAAATCCGGCCTCGCGCCATGCCAGACCGGAGTCGCCGGGTGTCCAATCTGGGCTGGACTTAATCCGGTGGGGGCGGTGGAAACACCGCCTCGTAAACCTCGAGCGTCGCTTCGTACAGTGACCCGGCGTGGGCTGTGACGCCGCGCCAGATGTTTGAACTCACGCGCCAGCCGTTGCTGTCCCCGGTGACACCCACTGTCCTGCCCGACACGATCAGTTCCGCCAGCATCTGCTCGGCGGTCTTGTCGTGCAGGTCCGGGACCAGCCTGACGTCCATCAGGGAACGTCCTGATCGTCCGGTCCGTCGACTTCCCGGGTCTCGACCAGCGACGGAATAAACAATCGCTGGAACTGGTTCTTCTCCCAGACTTCGCGCTTCTCATCCGTCGGCATCCCCGGCTGCAACAGGGTTTCCTGCCTGACGACATAGTCCCCCGGGCGGCAAATAGTCACCGTGCTCGTCCCCTCTATCGGAACCCTGAGGCACGGCCCCGGCTCCATCTGGCGCACGGCATCGTAGTCCGACCAACCCACCCAGTTACGGTCAATGAACTCAGGCGCTTCAGCCACGCCGCCGTTGTACTGCCACGCTTCCAGAATTCTTATCCGGCTCTCGTATTTGACGTGCGTCGGGTCGGTGTCCGGGGGAATGATATCCCCGAAGAGCTCGTCACTGGCGGGCTGCGGTCCGGGCTCGTTGGCACGCCGCGCCATGTCGTTGCGGGCATCAGTGAAACTCTCGTGACCCTGCGCCAGCGAGTTTATCAAGCCCGAGTAACCGGGAGCGTTTTCCCGCAGGAACTCGTTCTCGGCTACAGGGGGGCTTGGTGGCGGCAAAGGTTCGTCCGATACGGCGAAGCCGGGCAGGTCGGGCTCGGCAACAACCTCATCAAGGTTGGTCAGGTTCAGCAGCGCTGCATCGACATCCTGCTCCATCTCGGCTATCGCCGGGTCGATCTCGGCACCTGCGGTGTAGTTTTCGATGTTGACCTTCTTGGGGCTTGCCTTGGCGTTCACTTGGACCTGACCTTTGGTAGCTGGTTAACTGGGGAAGCGTTCACGTTAGACGGTTTCTCCGCTCCTGCATAGGGTGCCAATTCCTTGGCTAGTGGTTGTGCCGCCAAGATCGCTTTCGCTGCTGCCGCGGTGGCGATCGCTCTGTGCTGGGCTTGGGCGTACATGGCGACTGCCCTGCGAACATGTTCCTGCACGGGGATCGAGTCATGGTCCCGAAACAGGAGGAGGTCTTCGTATTGCTTCTGGGAAATACGCATCGGGAGTGGCCGCATTTCGTCGCGGCGATACGTGACGGCTGCGGCTCCAGTGGGCTTTTTTTCTTTCACGGCGAACGGTTGGGTCTCTGTCATGGGGCTAACTTAGTTTGTTACGTTTCAGTTTGTCAAATTAAATTTCTTAGTAACCCCGATATTGGTTTTTTCTCATAGTTGTGGGGAAGGCCTAAAAAAGCGTGGGGGGTGGGTGGGGGGCGTTGGGCAGGTGTGGGGGGTGGGCCGTCGGTTATTCTGGAATACCCGTAGTTATTTTCCGTGCTGCTATAGTAGAATGCAAGCATACAACACCAACTCAACCCTCTAAGGAGTATAGATCATGACTACCGCAAAACAGCCTAAGCTGACTGCTGAAGAAGTACTTGCTAATGAGGCCGCGATTGCTGCCGAGTTGCTGACCCGGGCGACGAACTCCGAGACCATCACGGTCGAGTTCTTCAAGGTGGTCGAACATTTCGGTGCAATGGCCGCACGTGGCAAGGCGCAGCTGTCCAGACTGGCGATCAAGTTCGCCGATGCGTGCCGCGACAAGGACAACCCGATCACGGCTGACGATGCCCGCAAGGTGTACGAAGCCTACGCCAAAGGCCACAACGCGGCGGTGCCGCTGCTCGGTCAGACCGCGTCGGTCGAGTTCATGGGCGAAAGTGTCATCAAGAGCGGCGCGTCCATCCTCAAGACTTTCGGGCACCGCGCAGTTCTGGCGCAGGGCAACGGGATTTACGAGCGGGTTGTGCGGCTGCGCAATGAGCTCGGCGCCGAAGACCGAAGCGCAAGCGCGTATTCGAGCTTCGCAAAGGTGAACCGCGAAGTCGCAAAGCTGGGTGACGCGGTCGCCAACGTCGAGACCATCGCGATCACGGATGATCAGATCATCTCGTGGATCTCGAAGAAGCCGACCGCCGACAAGACTGCGCTCAAGCGCTTGCAGGAAATGCAAAAGCTGATCGCGGCGGCAATGAAGGCCGAAGGCTTCATCGGTCTGACGGAATGGGCCAAAGACTTCGACGCCTACGTCGTGGACTACTCGGTCAATCCCGAAGCGGCCGACGCCAAGCGCACAACCCTCCTGCTTGTTG